ACTCTCTTATTCTTCAAACCGATAAGTTTTGCTGTGGCTTCCTTTTCTTTATCTGGGCTTGACGGAACCAAGGTAATCGAGGATCGGTCGGAAGCTTCCCCGGATTCGGATGCGTCAAGAACAATCTTTCCCATGGAGTCCACTAACTTCCCGGGGAGTCCTGGTACTTGCATATACCTCTCGCGAATAGAACCCCATAGACGTTTACGAGCTTCTCGAACGCTGGTGGTCGTGACAAGAACAAGGGTTTCATGCGGGGCACAAAGCCAATTAACTAACCCCCACATAGCCATTGTAGAAGTTTTGGCGGAAGACTTTGGTCCGGAAATGGCTAAATAGTTTTCTTCACAAGCACGTTCGATCATCCAATCAGCCCAAGGATGCCAATGAAACCCATTCTTGTTTTTAGTCTTGTGGTAAGGCCAAAGCAGATTAACTACATTCTTGAAATGTTGGGCTTTGCCCAAACCTCCATCTTCGGGCCTTAACCCAAGTTTAAAGGCGAGCAATTCTATATCAAGGTCTCCGGCTCCGTCTGGCCAGGACTTTCCATATTTTTCTATAGGCAAGCAACTACTCTGCATAATCACTTGACAGTTGTCAATTTGAGTTCACTCTAGCCAGCACGATGAACACACCCTTAAAAAATGAACAGTTGTACAAAAGGCAAAGTCGGAGAACGTGAGTGGCGCGACGTCCTCAAGGCGAAGGGCTTCGAAGCGCGGCGCGGTCGCCAGTTCTCGGGCAGCCCGGAATCGCCAGATGTTGTCAGCAACCTCCCTTTTCACTTTGAAGTCAAACGGGTTGAGGCACTCAACATTAATAAAGCAATGGAACAGGCCAAACGAGACAGTGGCAAGAGTGTGCCAGTTGTGGCCCATAGAAAAAACAAGTGCCCGTGGCTTGTTACGATGGCTGCGGAAGATTGGCTTGAACTAGTTCGTGAAAAGCATTCAGACGCTTGTTCAACTCCGCCCGTGGCAGGAGAAATCAAAAAGTATTATACTTCGGGCAATTCAGAACCACTCGATCGCGCTGGATTGCTCTGATACGGGAACGGGAAAAACTGTTACGGCTTGTGCTGTAGCAAAAGAACTTGGCTTTGAATTTGCCATTATAGCTCCCAAGATTGTACTTCCCGCCTGGAAAAGTTGGTGTAGCACTTTTGGGCTACAACCTAAATTTGTTTTAAATTACGAAAAGCTTCGAACTGGGAATACGGAATTTATAAAAAAGCTGGGGAATAAACAATGGGATTGGAAGCATAAGGGTAAAAACTTCCTTTATATATTTGACGAGGTCCATCGTTGTAAAAGTTACAAATCTCAGAATGGGGCAATGCTGGAGGCCGCGGCTGGGTCAAACGTTCTCATGCTGTCTGCTACGGCCGCTGGAAGCCCGTTAGATATGCGTTTTACTGGACGACTTCTCGGACTTCACAACGGAGTGGATTACTTTAGGTGGCTCCATAAAAACGGAGTCGTTAAAGCTCCGTGGGGAGGGATGACATTCCGCGGGGGTAAACGTGTGTTGACTGACATCCACTCGAAGATATTCCCGGCCAAGGGCGTAAGGATACGGATCAGCGAGCTTGGAGATGCTTTCCCGAGTAACCAAGTCAATGCCGAAGTATTGGACATTTCGCCCAAGATCGGTGAGCTTTACCAGAAGGTTGAAGAAGAGATTCTCGAGCTAAAGGATCGGTCTCGCACAGATGTAGACCCGGAGAATCCATTGACGAAACGGTTGCGGATGAGACAGGAAATTGAATTGCTCCGAGTGCCGGTCATTACGGAAATGGCGGAGGAGTTTATTGAGGAAGGAAAAAGCGTTGTTTGTTTTGTAAACTTTAGGCAGACGCTTGACGCAATCGGTGAGCGAATGAAAAAACACAAGCCTGTTTATATTCTTGGCGATCAAACAACCGATGAAAGAGAGTCGGCCATTGCTTCTTTTCAGGCTAACAAATCACATTTGATCGTCTGTCAAATCGCTGCTGGTGGCGTGGGAGTAAGTCTTCACGATCTTCACGGAAGACCAAGAGTTTCGCTCGTTAGTCCTACGTATTCTGCTGTTGATCTCAAGCAAGCTCTCGGTCGTATTCACCGCACGGGAGCCAAAACTCCCGCGCTACAATACATCCTATTCGCGGCCAACTCCGTCGAAGAAGAAGTTAGCAAGTCGGTCAAATCAAAACTTCGTAATATTGATTTGCTGAACGATGGCGATCTAATCACGCGCAATTAGCACTTGACGATTACGTTTTTGAAGTCACAATCCACGGCACGCTGATGGACACACAACACGCAAGATATAGCCCTAGCACCCTTAAAAGCCGGGAATTATGCCCAGGCTATGAACCTAAAAGGGATGGGGAAGTTCATATTGTAACTCAACGTGGAACCGCTATGCACTACGCTTGTGAAGTATCTGATTTTTCAAAACTAAACGCCGATGAGACCAAGCTTGTTATGAAATGCTTGGATTATATTGAGCGTCTACGAGCGGAGTTATCTACCGATGCTTGATCTAAAAGAAATTAAGCTGGAGGTTTTTGATCAATGGGGTTTTGTTGATCGACTGATGATTCGCGGAGATAAAGCTCATCTTATTGATTACAAGTTTGGTTTTAATCCTGTTGATGACGCCGAACACAATGCTCAGATGTGGGCGTATACTCTCGGTGTTTTTGATAAACACGATTATATCAAAGAAGTTACTGTACACATTTTACAGCCTCGTCTAGATCTTATCTTTACCCACACATTCACCCGTGAGGGTGACTACCAAAAAATACACAAACGAATAAAAGGAATCATTGACAAATGCAAAAATCATACCGAAGCCGATTACACACCTGGGGATCAATGCGTTTATTGCCACAAACTAGCAGATTGCCCGGCAGTCCACGGAGCCACCATGCAGATCGTTAAAGCTTATGACATGGCGCACGATGCCAAGTTGCCTGAACTATTTCAGCCTAGCCAGTTGTCCACGCCAGAGCGTAGGGCTCAAGCCCAGCGTATAGCGATGGTCATGGAGGCTTGGTGCTCCAGCGTTCGCAAACATAATTTAGAATTTGCCAAAGAGGGTGGTGAAATCCCGGGCTACGGATTGAAAGAAATCCAAGGCCGTAGGGAAATTAAAGACTCTCAGAAAGCTTGGAATTTGGTGAAAGATAAACTTACTCCGGAGGAGTTCAGCTCCGCCTGCGAGATTAAGTTCACAGATTTGGCCGATCTAGTTGCGGCCAAGGCGCCTCGCGGTCAGAAGACCGTGGCGAAAGAACAACTGGAAGATGACCTCATCGTTGCCGAAGCAATGACGCGTGGTGAGCCATCTTATCAACTAAGAAAAAATAAAGAAATAAAAGAGATAAAACAAATAAAATGAAAACATCATTCAGTAAAAAAGATAAGGAAGCGGTAGAAGCAAGTGAAGACAAGGCGTTGGCTGTCGCGGAGAGCAAATCCCCCGCAATCACCAACCGTAATGCTGGGGTAGACGGAGAGTTCAAAGCCTCCGACTTCCTGATCCCGAGGATCAACCTCGTTGGGAAGACCGGAAACCTCAGCAATAACTTCCAGCCAGGTTCTTTTGTGTTTAACAAAGAGCTGGTTGTTGGGAGTAAGGATTCCGCTATGGAAGCGGTGATCACTCACATCCAAAAGAAGTACATCCAGGAAATCCCTTATGGAACGGATGTCATCCCGAAGATTTTTGCCTCGCAAGCCGAAGTAGAAGCCGCGGGTGGTACTTTGGATATCTCCGAGTCTGAAGATGTGGATCGGTATATCCCGTTCCTCGTCCTGACCCTTTTGGTTGCGGAGCCGAAAGAAAAGAACCCGGTCTTCTCGCTTGAAGGCCCGGACAAAAAGAACTACGCCCTGGCGCAGTACAATCTCACCAAGAGTGCGTACCGCGGAGCGGGTCGTCAGTTGCTGACCGACAGTCAGACCGTCCTGCGTGGCGGGTTGACCAAAGGTCGGTATCAAGCGAGTAGCAAGCTCAACACCAACACGATGGGTAGCTGGTTTACACCCACGTTTAAGTTGGCTGGAACGAACAATGACGAGTTCCAGGCTTGGGCTTCCAGCTTGATCTAAGTAGATGAAAAAGGGGAGACGTTCCGGCATGGTGCGACGCGAGAAGCGTCGACAGGTTAGGTGTGTCCTGCCGCGTGAAACACCGGACGTCCTCCGCCAAGCAGTTAAGTTTTTTTCTGAGCTGTTGGATTCTAAATTTCAAAACGTAACGCAAGTAAAGGGAATATGGATAAAAACGAAGTAATACCACCGCCTTCTATTTATGAAGTTGCGTCGGAAGCTTTTTCGACAGTAACACGTATTATGGAGAAAGGGTCAGATAAGAGTGCCTTCGGAGAGTGGTTTGACAAAGACTCTCGAAGATATAATGCTGATCGAGTTATTAGCCACATCTGCCAGGCCATGATGCAGATTGATGGCAATAGGCAAGACCCCGATAAATACGGGGAAACATCTATTGATCATTTAGAGCGGGCTTTGGTCCGCGCTGTCTTTTTACTTTTCAAATGCAAAAGGGGGAAAACAGCATGATTGATACATTTTTATTGTGGGTATTTGTTAAGATAAGCAAACTTTGGTTTAATTCTGTTGTTTTTGGTACAGAACCGGGAACTGATCGGACGAGTTCTATTTCATTTTTTGTGGATAATGAACATGCCGATCAATATATGGAGCTACTAGAAAAAGGAAGAAAGGAAGTAAAGAAATGATATTTCATTGGGTTTGGAAGAAAACTGGATTCCCTTATTTAGAATCCCCAAAAACAGAAACAAAAAGTACAACCATGCCAAAAAAGAAAGGTAAGGTGTCAAGTGCAAAAACAAAAAGAGCTAGAAAACGATAGACTTGCTCAAGAGATAGTTGCAGAATTGGATTATCTTTTAAAGGAAGGATTTTTATGTCTAAAGAACACGAAGGAACCTCGCATTGTTTTAAGCCCGGAGGCGAACATATGAGCCTAGACGCAATTATTGACGCGGATGCAATGCGTAAACAACCAGAATATATGCAGAGGGAGCTCCATAGGGTACATCAGTTTTACAAACGTGTAACAGATCTGGCAGAAACAAACCATAAGACCGCCTCTACTCTTGTGGAGGAGAATGGGCGGTTAGAAAATGAGAACGAAGGGCTAAGAGAGTTCTGCCAGGAACTCCTTAGTTCTATGGCAGACCTTGAGGGGGAATGTTCACAATTCCGACACAAGGTTAGGTCAGCCGTGCTCGAACTACTAC